TGTATATGATGTCGTTATTACTGCAGCATCTGGAACAAAATCCAGAGTGCTCGAAGGTTCTGTAAGTGTACTTGAGGGGGTAACACTCTAATGGCAAGATTAAGATTTGGAGATCAATCCGTACCTAAGGTGACAAGAGTCGCCACAGGTGGTGGAGGAGGTACGATCGGAGGAATGTCCGATGTAGACCTAACCGATACATCACAGGGTGGATTGGCTGATGGTTCTGTTCTTGTGTACTCTGCTACAGATACAAAATTTGTACCAACAAACGTCTTAAATAACATCACTATCAACGGGGGTAGCTTCTGATGGCATCAAATATACTCATTAAAAGGAGTACTGGGGCAACCGCACCAGGATCCATTACTTACGGTGAATTAGCCGTAACTATTGGTGGTAACGGAACGCAAGCAAACGCGGATGACCGTCTGTTTGTTGGTGATAATAACGGTGCTGCCCAAATAGTTGGTGGTAAATACTTCACAGACATGCTTGATCATGTTGCAGGTACTCTTACTGCTAGTTCTGCAGTCGTTGTAGATAGCAACTCAAAGATAGATAACTGGAACGTAGATGATATAAACTTAAATGGTAATACTATTACAACTGGTACTGCAGATACAGATATAATCTTAGCTGCAAATGGTACTGGTAAGGTCGTCATACAAGACGGTCAAGAATTAGAATTTGGAACCACAGGTGATCTTGAATTTGTATTCAATGATTCTGACGCTGTTCTCGACATCCAACGTGCTGCAGGTACCCCCGACTTGCGTATCGCTGATGATTTACGTTTATACTTTGGTACTAATAAGGATGGTGGTATTCGTTATGATGAGACTTCTTTAGATAAAGTACGAGTTGATGGTGCTGATTGGGAGTTTGACAATCAGGTTGCTGTCAAAATTGCAGACTCTACTGCATCCACTAACTCAACATCTGGTGCACTACAAGTTGTTGGTGGTGTTGGTGTAGGAGGAAAAGTCTCTGCTGGATCTCTTCTAGTTGAAGGTGATGCTCAAATTGGTGATGCACCTGGTGATGCGTTGACTGTTAATTCAACAACAACATTCCAAAACGGAGTTACTTTCAATGGAACAACTACCATTCAAGGTAACATAGGTCAAACTGGTGAGTTCACTATTGACCAGTTAAAGATGGATGGTAATGTCATCTCTACCACTGCTGGTACTGAGATGATCATTGACCCATATCCTGCAGGTGGAGACGCAGCTGGATTGGTTATCATCAAAGGTGACTTACAGATTGACGGTACTACAACTACTGTTAACTCTGCCGAGATGAGTGTTAATGATCCTACTATTGCATTAGGTGATCCTACTACAGTACTTACTAACACATCAAGTTCTGCCAGTGGACAGGCAGATGTTGTTGTTGATAAGGTAACAGGCATAAGTGCAGGTGACTCAATCACCTCTGCTAGTGGCGTTCCTGGCTCAACTACAATTGCTAGTATTAATACTGGAACTAAAACACTTACATTGTCCGCAAACTTGACAGGCACACTTGCTGCTGGTACATCATTTACTGTCACAAGATCAGCAAATGATGCATTAGATCGTGGTGTTAAAATTCATTATTATGATGGTTCAAACTCTAAGTTTGGTTTCTTCGGTTTTGATAGATCTGGAGGTGCTGATGGATTAGGTGCTTGGACATTCATTGAAAATGCTAGTGACACTGGTGGAGTATTTGGCGTAACAGGTCAACGTGGTACAGTTGTACTAGGTGATCTAGAGTTAGATACTGACCTTGAAGTTCAGTTTGGTGGTACTGGTGTAAGTACCTTTACCGAAAAAGGTATTGTATATGGTAACGCTGCGGGTGCAATGCAAGTTACTGCTGCAGCAAACATAGCATCTCCTGGTACAGGAACTGATGCTACAACATCCTATCAAATACTTACCGTAACCTCTGCTGGTGTTCCCGTATGGACGAACACAATCGACGGGGGCACGTTTTAACACATGAATTATGAATGCACAAATCGTTATAGCTACATTACAGAAAAAACTTTCTGAAGCGACACTGATAAATGTTATGTTGGAAGCTCAAATCCAAGATTTACAAAATCAGTTAAATAGTATCAAAGAACAACAATCTGAGAATGACTTAGATGGCAGCGGAATCGACCAGAATCAAGCTAAAGAGATCAACGACAGCATCAGTAGTACCTAGTACTTCTGATTTAACTGACGGTGAAGTAGCTCTTAATATTGCTGATCGCAAATTATACGTAAATAACAACGGAGCAGTTGTTGAAGTAGCAAACCAGAAACCCAATACGGGTGAGGTTACTACTACGATGCTTGCCACGGGCATTACTAATGGTCCTGGTAATACTTACTACGTTGCAAAAAATGGTGCTGACACTACTACCTTAGCTAATGGTGGCGGTGGTGGACTGCACTGGGATACCGCATTCTTAACACTAAAAAAAGCACTTTTAACAGCAACTGCTGGTGATACAATTCTTATTGCACCAGGTACTTACGAAGAAGTATGTCCACTAACAATACCTGATGGTGTAGCCATTCGTGGAACAGATCAAAGAAATACAATAATTCAAAACACTAACGCAACAAGAACAAATAATATATTCTTTATGGGTGGGGATACTCGCCTTTCTGATGTACAGTTACAGGGATGGAAGTTTCCAAACTATGCAATTAAAGTTCTTAATGGAACAAACGCAGCTAGAATTCCTATAGTAGAGAGAGTTACTTTATATTCTACTGGAACTGTATCTGGAAGTGATCCATATGGATATGACTCTGTTGGATCAGGTACTAAAGCAGGTGGTGGTGCATACTTAGACGCTGCTGATATTTCCTCTTCTTCTCCTAAGTTAGGTTTCTCATTCAATGAATGTACTTTCATAGTACCAAACAGTCAAGGTATAGTTGCTACCAATGGTATGAGGGTAGAGGTAAGTAATTGTTATTTCTACTTTAATGCGACTGGTATAACTGCTATTGAGGGTTCAACTGGTACATATGGCACTGGTAAGACACGTGTAAAACTTAATGGTACATCTGGTACATTCTCTACATCTGAAATACTCTATCAGTTAGAAGATAGTTTCAAATCAGGTACATATTCTAGATCTGGAACCACAGTAACAGTCACTGCTACTGCACATGGTATGTTAACCGCTGATGTCATCTATGCAGATGCTATCACTGGTGGTCTTACAGATGGATTTTATGCAATTACAAAAATTGATGATAACAGCTATTCATTTACTGATTCTGCATCTGGATCAAGCACAGGTAACGTAACTTATAAAAAAGCATCTGGATATGGAACCGTTTCAAGTAACGACGGTACATATGTTTATATTACAGGTAAAGGTACTGGATTATTCTCAACAGGACTTCCAACTCCTATACCCCTTGTAGGTGTTGCTGATGCTCAATTAGATACAGCTCAGCAAAAATTTGGTTCTGCATCTCTATTATTAGATGGTACTGGTGACTATGTTCAATTACCAACAACTGAAGACAATGGTTTAGGTACTACTAACTTTGCTATTGAATGTTGGATACGTCCTTCAAGTGTATCTGGCACACAACATATAATTGATTTCAGAAGTGCATCTGCTACAGATACTGCACCTAAGTTGTATTTGAGTGGAACCACTGTACACTTTGGTTCAGGTAATACATCTCATGCAAGTGGCGGTACTGTTTCTACAGGAACTTGGTATCACGTTGCTGTCTCCCGTTTTGGTGGAGTTACAAAATTATTCCTAGATGGTACTCAAATAGGTAGTAATTATACAGATACAAATGACTATGGTTCTACAAAACCAGTAATTATTGGTGCATCATATACTTCAGGACTAGAAGCATTTGCAGGTCATATAGACGAAGTAAGAATAAGTAAAGCGGCTCATAGATATACAACAAACTTTACATCACCTACTTCAGAATTTACAACTGATTTATATACATCTACTCTCCTCCATTTCAATGGAGATGATGCTGCTACAACATACAGCAATGTAGGTAAAGGTATAAAAGATATTCGTTCAAGTGGTGGTGATTCTGCAACATCATTTGCTACTGTAGACTACACAGCTTTTGGTGCAGAAATTCATGTATCCGCATCTTCTAACATCTACGGTAATAAAGGTGTCGCTTCAAGTGGTAAAGGATGTATTGTCAATCTGGTAGGTCATAGTTTTAGATATATTGGTTCTGGTAAAGATTTTACAAATGATCCATCATTAGCAACACAAGCAAATGAGGTAGAAGAAACTAACGATGGTAAAGTTTATTATGAATCAGTTGACCAAGAAGGTGACTATAGAGTAGGACCTGCGTTAACTGTAAACCAAAGAACAGGAACTGTTAACTTCCAATCTACTTCTACCACATCAGAAGCTGCAAGTATCACATTATCTGATGCTACAGGTACAACAAACATTTATCCTGCATATATTGAGACAGGTAATTTAAGATTAGCTGGTAACTCTCTTAGTTCTACATCGGGTAATATTATTATTGACCCTGCATCTGCAACAGATATAGAATTAACTGGTGAGACAATTATCACCAACAAAGTATATTATGACACTGCAAAAGTATTTGGACAGATAGGTAATAACAATACCTCTGTAGCATACGAGTTATCAAATATTGAAATTCAGTCATTAAGTTCAGCTGGATTAAACAACTATTCAAACATTACTCTAAAGCAAACTGAACTAACAACTCTTACAGTCAGTACTGAAGGTAACGGTTATCCAGGTGGATCTTTTAATGCAAACGTTACTAGTGAACCATTTGATCCAGCTACTGCAACTGCAACCTTAGAAACTGAAGGTCAAATAAAAACTGTAACTATAACCAATCCTGGTTCTGGATTTACACTTGATCCTGCAATTACTCTTAGTTCTG